TTAGTCGCTCTAGCTCCGGTCCTTGGTTCGTGAAATACTGGGTATGATGTTTTATTACTACACTTTAAAAAATAAAAACCAGATACATGTTGATTCCAATGTATGTGTGCAGAGTGATGGCCGCCACCGTTTTTAGCAAATTCTTGTACCCACATTTCTGTAAACATTAAAGAATATCTTTTCATATCAAAACCTTGCCAATCTAAAAACTCCCAACATTTCTCTCCTACATATTTTCTAAAATCTAAAAAATTATTATCTAGAATGACTGTAGTTGAATGAAAACTTCTTCCAAAATGTCCCCATTTTTTTATATACTCTTTTGCTTCAGGGGTTTTTTGCGCATCTTTAATATACTTATTAGATGCTTTATTTAATGATTTTATAAATTCTGGTTTTTGCTCTGCCCATATAGGGGTTTTAAAATATTCACTTATCTGCATGTTATTTAAATGGGTATCCTAAATTCCACATCACCAAAGAATACCTTACTCCTTTCCTTACTGGTTTTACTCTATGCCACACAAATGAAGGGAACACAATAATAGAACCCTTTGATAATATTTGTTTAGCTTGAATAAGATGTTTATCTTCATCTCGTTGAGGTGGATCATAATCTCTAAAATCAAATTCTAATTCACCCCCTTCATATTCTGAACTATCAGTTAATTGACAGGTCATTGATAGTTTTCTAATTTTGCCGTGATCAAGTGTGTTTGGTTTATCGAAAGGTTTATTAAAAGAATCTTGGTGCCAATCGTAATACTGATTTAATTTATATTTTGTAAACTGCAATTGTTCTGATGTGTCCCATTGAAAATTCCAACCTGCATTTTTATTGGCTTTATGAATATATGGATGTAATTCTTTATATATCCATGGATCATTTAACCAGACAACATTTGAGTCTCTTCTATATTTAATATCTTTAATTTGTTTGTTGGATAATTTTTCATCTTTAACACCGCCTGTTCTTCCCATGTGATCTTTTTTTAATAAAGCATAGTTAATAATTTCATCACATAGTCTTGGTGGTACAGCAGATTTAAAATACCAAAAATGATTATTTAATTTCATAAGTTATTGTTTGAATAAAATTTAAATTATTTTTTTGATTATTTATAATATGGTAAGAACAAGTTGATGGAAACATTACAAATAAATTTTGTTTTAAATCTACTTCTTCACATAAATTTTTTATTCTATTATTGTCGTAATAAATTTTAACTAAACAATCGACTGTATTTACTCCATACAACAAAGTAAAGTCAGGTGAATTTTTTAAATCCATTGGATTTACGCTTATAGGTGGACTATCATTTTCGTTAGGAATATATATACTTCCATGCATTTTTCTATTTGCTAAAACTAACTTGTGTTTAAGTCTCATGTATTCAATTACATAGGAATTTAATTTATCAAATTCTTTAGTAAACGTGTAATCTTGTTTATTGTATAAAGACTCCATGATAGATTTACTAATATTTAAAGAATCAATATTAAATCCTTTTGGCATTGAAACGTCTCCATAATAAATAGCTATTTCTGACAGTATTTTCTTTCTCATACCTGATTAGGTATATATTAAGCTAAAACGTTTGTCAAAACATAACCAGCTGTATTATCAGCTTGATATGCTGCCTCATCCCAATCGTATACCCATGCGTGAGTACCAGCATCGTTTTGAGCTTTTTGTTCCTCTGTTAGTTCTGTAGGTTCTCCAATCGGAGCTATCCAATCCGCTGTAGTTAAATTTTTAGTCCAAGAAGGAAAAGGTTTTTGACGCCAAAAAATCTGATTTTCAGAATCCCACGTATGACCTATGCCTGCATAGTTGCCTCTAAAAGGTGTGCCGCCTAA